CGCTGGTTCGTGCCCATCGAAGACCTGGCGTCGGGCACGGGCCTGGCCGTGACCATCGACGGCACCGCGACGACCGCGTACACGCTGCGCCCGGCCCGGGCCGTGGACAAGGGCCTGGTCTACACCGAGCTCCTGTTCGACGATGGGGTGGCCGCGACCGGTGATCTCGATGCCATCGCCGTGACCTCCGACCAGTGGGGGTGGGCCTTGGTGCCGGGCGTGGTCGAGCAGGCCACGCTGCTGCAGGCCTCGCGGTTCCTGGCCCGGCGGGAATCGCCGTTCGGCATCGCCGGGTCGCCGGACGCCGGCAGTGAGATACGCCTGCTGGCCCGGCTGGACCCGGACGTGCGCATGATGCTGGCCGCGGCTGGCCTGGTGCGGCTGGTGTCGGCATGAACCTGGCCAACGTCATGGACGAGATTGCCGGCCGCCTGAGCACGATCGAGGGTCTGCGGGTGTTCGCCTGGCCGGTGGGCACACTGACCCCACCCGGTGCGGTCGTCGGCTACCCGGCCGACGGTCAGTACGACGAGACGTACGGGCGCGGCGCCGACAGCATGACGATCCCCGTGGTGATCGTGGTCGGTCGGGTCAGCGAGCGTGCATCACGTGATCTGCTGGCCGCGTATGTCGATGGGTCTGGTGCCCGCTCGATCAAGACGGTGCTCGAGACCGGCACGTACACCACGTTCGACACGATTCGGGTGCAGTGGCCCGACTTCGATGTCTACACCGTCGCCGGTACCGATTATCTGTCGGTAGTCTTTGACGTGTCAGTCTTCGGCAAGGGGAGCTCGTAATGACGTTCAAGCACTCCAAGGACACATACGTGTCGATCGATGACGTTGATATCTCTGCGTTCACCGACAGCAGCGAGATCGGCCGGAAGATCGATACGAGCGACGTGACGACCTACGGCAAGGCCTCGCATGTCTACTCGACCGGCCTGATGGACGGTACCGGGAAAATCTCGGGCACGTACGACGATTCCGAGGCCGGGCCGCGGGCGACCCTGACGGAGCTCCTGGCCGCCGGCGAGGCGGTCACGTTCATCCGCCGGCCGGAGGGCACCGGGGCTGGGCTGCCGCAGGACTCCGTGTCGGTGTTCGTGACCTCGTACACGGAGACCAACGCGGTGGCCGACATGATCAAGTGGTCGGTTGACCTGCAGTTCTCTGGCGACGTCGACACCACGGCGCAGGCAGGCTGAGATGAACAAGGGCGACCTTCTGGCCGTGGCGTGCCCGGCGGACACCGTGCTCATCCCGCTGGGCACCGCCGAGGACGGCACGCCCCTGCGGGGGCGGGTCGGGATCAGGGGTCTGCGCCGGGAGGAGTACTTCAACTTCGCGAAGATCTCCGGGCGGGATGGCGACATCGAACACCTGACACGCGGCCAGGCCTACGTGGTCGCGCAGGGCATGGTTGATCCGGTCATGACCTACGACGAGGCTCTTCAGTGGATTCGCCAGGCGCCGAACACCGTCACCGGGCCAGTGATCGAAGGCATCATGAATCTCAGTGGGCTACGCGACGATGCCCCCAAGGAGGCGTACAAAAGCCTTTGAGGCGGACAGTGACCTAGAATTCGACTTCTTCCTCGCGGAGAAACTCGGTATGACCGTGGCACTGCTGAGGGCTTCGGTGTCGGCACAGGAGTGGCTCGAATGGGCCATCTACTACGGGCGCAAGGCCCAGCGTCGGCAACTGGAAATGGAGGAAGCTCGTGGAAAGCGCCATTAGGATCGAGGGTCTCGCCCAGTTCTCGCGTGCGCTCCGCAAGCTCGACAACGACCTGCCGAAGCTGCTGCGCCTGGCAATGAACGACGCGGCCGCGGTGGTGGTGGACTACGGCCAGGCCAGGATGCCTCGGCGCACCGGCCGGGCCGTGTCCACGATCAAGGCCCGCTCCACCCGGACGTCGGTGCGGGTGGTTGAGGGCGGCCCCAAGGCGCCATACGTCCCATGGCTGGACTTCGGCGGTACGGTCGGCCGGGGCCGCCGGCGCATCCGCACCGGTCGCGGTATCCGCGGCGCCGCGCGATTCGCAGGCAGCGTGAAGCGGCCCTACTACAACGAGGGCCGTTACCTGTATCCGGCGCTGCACGACAAGCGCGACGAGATCCAAGCCGCGCTGGAGAACGCGCTCACCGGAGTGGCCACCGCGGCCGGGCTGGAGCTGAGCTGACATGCCAGGACAGAACGCAACCCTCACCTTCGGCGGTGACGCCAAGGCCCTGCTCAAGGCCTCCGAGCAGGTGACTAGGGCCACCGGCGCCGTCGACGACGCGGTCAAGAAGACCGGCGACGGCATGCGCGAGAGCGGCCAGGAGTCCAAGAACTTCGGCGATCGTCTGGGCAACCTCGGCGCGGCCGCCGCCGGCGCCAGCTCGGCCTTCGATGACGCGGCCGGCACCGTGCAGGCCCTGGCCGATATCCAGGACCGTGACCGACAGAAGGCCATGGCGCACGCCCGCGCCCTGGCCGATGTCGAGCAAGCCAGCCTCGACGCCGAGCAGGCCGCAGGTGACCTCGAACAGGCGAACGAGGATCTTGCCCAGTCGTTCGTCGACACCAGGCAGGGTGCGTCGGATGCCGCACGGGCGCAGACGGACATCAAGCGCGCGAACCTCGAGGTCGAGACGGCCACCAGGGACCTCAACACGGCGATCAGGGAGCACGGCAAGGGATCGCAGGAGGCGCGGGAGGCTGCCCTCGATCTTGAGGACGCTCAGCACGACGTTACCGACGCGACCATTCAGGCCGAGCAGGCCCAGCGGGACATCTCCCAGGCCACGCTCGACGGCGGCCAGGCCCAGCGGGACGCGGCACAGGCCAGCCGGGACGGCAAGGACGCCGTGCTGGACCTGGCCGAGGCTCAGCGTGAGGCCGACCCGCCCGACGCCCAGAAGTGGGCCGACGACATCGGCGCCTACGGTGGGGCGATCCAGGGCATCATCGGCACGGTGAGCCTGCTCGCCCTGGCCCACGAAGCTCTCAGCGTGTCGACGCTCAAGAGCGCTGCGGCGACGGCAGCGTCCAAGATCGCCACGGTCGCCAGCGCGGCAGCTACCGGCATCGCCACGGTCGCCCAGTGGCTCTGGAATGCCGCAATGTGGGCATTCCCAGTGCTGCTCATCGTTGCCGGCATCCTCGCTGTGATCGCTGCGATTGTGTGGATCGCCACCAAGACCACCTGGTTCCAGGACCTGTGGAAAGTCGTCTGGACGAACATCAAAGACTGGGCCGCCGCCGCATGGAACTGGATCAAGGGAGCGGCTGAGTCATCGCTGAACTTCCTGACCAGCATCCCCGGCAAGTTGAGGAACGCGTTCACCTCGATCGCCTCGTTCCTGCTGGCCCCGTTCCGGCAGGCCTTCAACGCGATCGCGGACGCGTGGAACCGGACGATTGGCAGCCTGCGCTGGACCGTACCGAGCTGGGTACCGGAGCTGGGCGGCAAGAGCATCAGCGCGCCACGGCTGCCACACTTCCACAACGGCGGCACGGTGCCCGGCGTGCCGGGGCAGGAAGTCCTGGCCGTGCTGCAGGCCGGCGAGACCGTCAACCGGCCAGGCCAGGGCGGGCAGGCGATCACGATCGAGCTGAAGGGCGACGGCACCAGGCTCGGCCAGGCCCTGCTCGACGTCCTGGCCGAAGCCATCGCAGACCGGGGCGGCCTCGACGTGGCCCTGGGAGGCCGAACATGACGCACACCGTCACCGCCGAGCTGCACTACTCGGGCACCTGGCACGACGTCACCTCGGATCTGCGCTTGAGCGCGCCGCTGACCTGGTCTCGCGGATACTCCCTGGCCAACCTGAAGACCGCGGCCGGGCAGCTCGTCGGCAGGATCACCAGCGTCGACGGAGCCTGGAATCCGATCAACCCCATGTCCGCGATCTACGGGCTGGTCGGGCGCAACACCCCGATCCGGCTGAGCGTCGAGGGTGATGTCCGCTGGTACGGCGAGGTGTCCTGGACTCCGATGATCCGCCCAGGTGGGGACGTCTACACCGACGTTGCCGCCGGAGGCCTGCTGCAACGCGTCCAGCGCGGCACAACGCCGCTCAAGGCTCCGCTGTACCGGTCCATCGTCGCCGATGCCCCCACGGCGTTCTGGCAGCTGACCGACCAGGCCACCGACGCGACCGGCCGCCCGGTCACTGCGGCGACCATGCCGCTGGCCGGCACCTCGACCGGGCAGGCCTGGGCACAACTGGACGGGCCCGGCGGCGCGCCGTCCAAGGCGTTGCAGCTGTGCGCGGCCAACGCGCTGACCGCCACCGTGTCGACCACGCTCGCACCGGCGAATACGGGTCGCTGGGAACTCGAGATTTGCGTACGCGCCGACATCGACACCTCGGACTCCGCGACGCACTTCATCATCGCGAACTGGACCACCAGCGGCACCTGCGACGACTGGTTCCTGACCTGCGACCGGCCGGACACCCCCGGCAACGGAAAGATCAAATTCGAGGTGTGGTACCGGCACGACCCGGGGGCCTACCGGGGCGTCGATGTCGACGTCGACGAGACCACTGACCACTGGTACCACGTCCGCGTCACGGCATACCAGTCCGGCTCGAACCAGTACACCTCGATCTACTGCAACGGTTCCTCCCTCGAAGACATCGACGACCCTTCGAGCACCACCGGATCGCCCACCCGGATCACCCTCGGTCCGCAACTGGAGGGGTCGCCGTACTTCACCTTCGCCACCGCCGGTGTCACCTCGGTGGGGGTGTCCCACCTGGCCGTGTACACCGCGGCGGCCGGCGACCACTACGCCGCCGCGACCGGGTACGCCGGTGAGACCGCCGGCGAGCGCATGCAACGGCTGGGCACCGAGGAGGGCATCACCGTCACGGTGGCTGGCACCGCGGCGGACACGACCACCATGGGGGCCCAGCCGTTGGCGGCCCTCCTCGACCTGCTGACCGAGGCGGCGGCCACCGACGGAGGGCTGCTGTTCGAGTCCGGCTCAACGCTCGGCCTGACCTACGTCCCCCTGGCCGAGCTGTACCGGCGCCCGGCGGACCTGACGATCTCGTGGGCGGACGACGTGATGCCGACGCTCCGGCCAGCGCTGGACATCGCTGCGGCCCGCAACGACGTCACCGCGACGTCGACGACGCTGGGCAGCCACCGGTACGCCATCGAGACCGGCCCCATGTCGACCGCCCTGCCGCCGGACGGAATCGGCCGGGTCGACACCACCGTCAACGTCAACCCGCAGACCTTCGCCCAGTTGGTCGACATCGCCTCCTGGGTTGCCTGGACCCTGTGCAGCGTCCGGCCCCGGTACCTGGAACTGGTGCTCGACCTCGATGCCGCACCGAGCCTCGACGTGACCGGCCTTGACATCGGATCGGTGATCGAGATCTCTGACATACCGACCACGGTCGACCCGGACACGCCGCGCCTGATCGTGACGACGATCGAAGAACAGGCCACCAACCACCGGCGCACGCTGCGGCTGGGGACCGTGCCCGCCGAACCCTACGACGTGGGCGCCCTGGGGTCTGCCGGGGCGGCCGGGTGGGCGGACTGCCGGGCCACCACCACCACCGAGGCCCTCGACGCCACCGAGACCGGCGTTGACGTGGCCGCTGCCGACCTCTGCGCCTGGACGCACGCCGATGGCGACTACGACATCGTCATCGGTGGTGAGCGCATGACGGTCACCGCGGTGACCGCGGCGGCCGGTGCCCCCGGCGCCTACACCCAGACCCTGACCGTGGTCCGCAGCGTCAACGGCGTGACGAAGACGCACGCCACCGGCGCCGAAGTCCACGTTGCCGACCCACTCATCATGGCCCGGAGGTAACACCATGGCGCTCGGACTCACCTTCTCCGCCGGGGCCAGGGTGTACGCCTCGGATCTGCAGGCCATCGCCGACCAGGTCGACGTCCTGACCCTCGGCGTGCCCGACATGGCCATCGCCACCAGGGCGGCCGCCCAGTCGTATACCAGCGCGCAGCAGGCGGCCCTGTCCCTCGACACCGAAGTGGTCGACACCGCGGCGATGTTCGCTGCGACGAGCACCAGGGTCTACTGCGCCACGACCGGCGTGCATCAGGCGACCGGGTATGTCAACATCGCCAGCCCCGGGTCGTCCGGCATGTTCATCGCCGAGCTCCGACTCAGCGGCACGTCGGTCGCCAGCATCGACCTACCGCTCAACAGCAACGGGACGGCCAGGGCCACCGTGTCGGTCGACAAGCTGATGACTGCTGGCCAGTACATGGAGCTGTTCCTCTACAACGGGACGGGCGGCACCCGCAACGTCACCGGCCAGCTCTCCGTCGTCAGGCTCGGGTCGACATCCTGACCGCCGCGACCGGGCGGAGGGGTGGATTCGCGAACTCCTCCGGGGCTTGAGCGGGTCCCGCCCTGGCCGGTGCCCCCGGTACGCAGTCGGCAGGCTGCCGCCCAGCATCGCGAGCGAAAGGCTACCGATCGCGATGCTGGAGAAGGGGGCATCCAGCGACAGGTGGCCAACTTCGAGCGCGTACCCGAGCACGAGCAGGGCGATCCCGATCGCCAGAACGAACGGCACCACCAGGGCCAACCAGAGGACCCGGCTGGCCCTACGGTATGCCCGGGACCGGTACAGCGTTCCTCCGCGTCCGTCGATCCTGTGCGCTGCCATCATCGAAACCTCGCGATCCTGTTGATGTGCTCCGGCCACCCCCTGGCCGAACGTTCGGCCAGGGGGTGCGCTCTACATTGCGATGTTGGTCCAGATCAATGCCCATGCGATGATGGCGACGCTAATCAGCGACAGGACAACCCATACCACGTTCCAGACCACGGTTACCCGTCGCCAGTAGTGCTGGCGCTCGCGCCAGTAGTCCAGTTCCCGCTGCTGCACCCGCAGCTGCACCCGAAGCTGCCACGCCTCAATGTCAGCGGTGTCCAGCCACAGTTCAGTGCGGTCGTCGTCGTCTGGTTGACGCCCCGCCGGAGCGTTCATCAGGCCAGCCAGCCCGGGATATGGGCGATCGTCCATCCGGCGAGAACGAGCAGGCTCACGGCCAGCAGGGCCAGGTCGCGCTTGATGTGTGTCATGGGAAGCACGCTAGGGCATACGCAAGACGACTGTCAACCGTGCTAGGCTGCCGTTATGGATGAAGCGGATGTCAGGCCGGGCGCGAAGGCACGCGCCGCAAGGCGGGAGAAGGCCAGGGGGCGCAGGCATGCGAACTGGTCCCGGGAGATGCGCGATCAGGGATGGGTCTGCCTGCCGGGTGCGCACATCGCCTCGACCACGCACGAGGGGGGGGGCATGACGTACGTCGTGGTCCAGCCCCCGGGGAGGGTGGGCGACACGAGCGGCTGACCGAACGGCCAGGGCGGGGTGGCCCGGCGGGTACCGAACGTCGCACAAGCAATCAGTCAGACAGTGTGCCCCAAGTCGCGAGCTTGGGGCGCACCAGCTACCAGCAAGGGATCTGATGATGACTATACAGAGCGTGGATGTCCAGTCAAGTCCACTGTCGGACGAGCATGTTTGCCGGATCGTCGCCGGGAGGGTCAGGGAGATCGTCCGCGAGTTCCTTGACAGCGAGGACGATGGCAACCCGAACGTGGTCTTCTCACCGAACCCCTGGAGGCCCGGCTTTCGGATCGTTATGCGATGCAACCGAATCATTACACCGGAGACGTCCGGCTCTTCCTGTGATGAGTGGATTACGGTCGAATACGGGTACTTCCAGTGGGAGCGGAAGGCCACACTGACGGTCGACGTCTCCCGCAATCGTGGCCTGGAAGCACATCGTTGCGGCCGGAGCCTCGACGGGATCAGGGCGGAAGTGACCGAATGGGTCGAGGATCGCGGGGTGCCGATCGGCCAGCTGGGCATCGACACCTTCCCATCTCCGTGGGACGAGCTGTGGGAAGAGGACGCCACCGTCAAGTGGCTGATCGAGGGCGTCATCGAGGAGGGCTGCCTGCACGCGCTGTTTGGGCCTCCGAAGTGTGGAAAGTCGTTGCTCGCGCTGGACTGGTCCCTCGATCTGATCGGCCAGGGGAAGAGGATCCTCTATCTGGACGAGGAGAATCCGCGAATCGAGGTGCGTCGTCGGATTCAGGACATGGGGCGCGGCCCGAAGGATCTCCGCCTGCTCGATCACCACTCGTTCGAGAGTCTGACGGTCGACACCGAGGAGGGGGCCGAGAAGATCGTCCAGCTTGCGAGCGATGGATACGACCTGATCGTGTTCGACTCATGGGCGCGGTTCTTCGCATCCGGCAACCAGTCCAGCGACGTCGGGGCCAACTTCGCGTACGCCAACGTGCTGAAGCCGCTCGCCTCCCAGGGCGTCGCCGTTCTGCGGCTGGATCACACGGGGCACGACGGGGCGCGACCATCCGGGACGATCGTCAAGCTGGCGGACATCACCCATGGCTGGCGAATCAACACCCGCGGCTCTGCGGTGACCCTCACCCACACCGAGAACCGCACAGGCCGGGGGGTCGAGCATGTGCGGTACGTCCGCGAGCTCGGCCCGCTCCGGCACGTCCGGCAGGGCCCCGCGCCCGTCGTCGACCTGCCGGAGGCGGGCCGGGACGACGCGTCGGTGGTCTCGGACGCCACCGAGCTGCTTGACAGCCTCTCGGTGCCTGTGGACTGGCCGCGGGAGCGCGTCGCGGACTTCTTGAGGAAGGCTGGGCACGGCATGCGGAGCGCCACCCTCGCCGCGGCCATCCGCGCCAGGCGTCAAGCCTGACCGCACCTCCGCCCGCACAAGGGCCGCATACCCCCGGGGGGTATGCGGCCCTTGTGCGGGCGGATGAAACTGTGGATAACCCCCTGACCTCCTGTTCCCGATTGTTCCCGGATCTAGGGAACAATCGGGAACAGGAGGTCAGGGCACATAATCGCTGGTCATCGGCCAGGGGGGGGTATGCGGCATGCCCCCGGGGGTATATCAAGATTGTTCCCGAAAGATCCGGGAACAATTGTCCTAGGAAGGCGTAAGAAAGTCCTGGTCATCGGCCAGTTGGTCTGTTCCCACAAGATCCGGGAACAGGATGGGAACAGTGGGAACAGCGCATCGTGTCTCTGTTCCCGTTCCCCCCTCTCTTTAGAGAGGGGAACTGGGAACAGAGGCGAGCGGGCGAAACGATCTTGAGACTGGTACCGGCGGGCGGTCCGGGAGAGAGAATAGGGATATGGCTACAACTACATAGAGCGACATGTGACAACATGGATTAACACCCGGCGACATCGGCCAGGAAGCGATATCCTGGTCATCGTGACCATCGACATCGGCCAGCCTGCCCCTGGCCGAACACAGCTCCACGTGTGGGTGGACGCGGACGTGGCAGAGTGGCTGCGCCTACGCGCGTTCATGGAGCGCAGGTCCAGGAACAAGATAGTCGAAGCCATCCTGCGCGATGAGCGTGCGAGGAAGGACACCCACCCGAACCCCCTGGCCGTCTGGCCGTGAGCAAGTCCTGGTCAGGAGGCAGCACCCGAGCATGGCGCAAGCTGCGCATGCGGGTGCTGGCACGTGATGGGTTCGCGTGCAGGCTGCGGCTGCCCGGCTGCACCGAGCGGGCAACCGACGTGCACCACGTCGCGGGCAAGGCACAGGGCGACGACCCGGCGCTACTGGTGGCCGCCTGCCACGCGTGCAACATGGTGGTAGGCGACCCGACGCGCTACAACCCGCCCGCGCGACCGGCGACGCGATGGTGACCGCCGATTTTCCCGGAGAGGGCCCTACAGGACAC